TATTGCTTCTAATCCTGTCATATTATACTAAATCAAAAATATATTTTTCATCAATTATTGTAGAAATACCATTTTCTACAACTTTTAATTTCAATTTATATGTTCTATTTTTTGGAAATGTATTTAAGTTCATAACAAAATAATTAGATGTAGAATCACAACTAACTTTTGTATAATCTCCAAATGGTAAAATAATCTCACCTGTAATATAATCTTCTATTTGATAAAATGTTGTATCACGTGTTAGGTATTTTGCTTGGTCATATGCAAATGTTGTTCCAAAAGATTTTGAAGGATACATATCTCTTCCTTTTATTCTTATTTTTACTTTTGTATTTGTCGAATATTCTTTTTTAAGATTTGTAATTATAACTTTATAACCATCTTCAGCCGAACCCGTTACCGGTGTTAAACTTCCAGTTACAAAAGAACTATCGTCCCAAACTAATTCTAATTTAGGTTCGTATATTGTATTTGTTTCCTTTGAAAAGAATTTAAGAACACCATAATCACTTATATCGGTATTTAATGATGCCGACGTGTGATGGTGTAATATAAACCCGTTGTTTGGTAATCTATTTGAACCACTAATCCATAATTTTACAATATTTGTTACATCTATTCTAATATCATCCGGCTCATTATTAAATGATTGTGATGACATAGATGCTGTATACCATGTACCACCTCCACCATTTAATAATGAACCCGTGTCGGAACCACTTACATATGCATCTGGTGTTATTGTATAATTCATCCATTTATCTGTTCCGTTTTTGTAATACCAACTCACCCCATCGGATGATATATTATCAAATTTAGTTCCAGTGCCCATAGTCCAACTTTGAGATACTGCATTTGCATATAATGTATATTCCAATGGGATTTCTTCGGAATTTGCAGATTTTAAATTTAAGAAAACAGAATAACTTCCTGTTCCTATACTTTCTACAATTGATTGAGAAATTTGTGTTGTATTAAATTTAATTAAAGTTCTAGAGACATCCATAGTAGAACCATAATAAAGTTTACCTACTTCTAATATCTCATCTCTACCTGCATTTTGTTCAGGTTGTTGAAGATATATACTTGCGTCAAATGATGATGTGTAAAATATATGCATTATAATGCCCTCCCTTTAATGTCTTTGTTAGGAAATTTAACTTCAAATATGGATGGGTCTAAAGAAGGATAGACAATCTTACCTTTAGTTGCAGCATCTATATTATATCTATTTGGTGAATAACTACCATCTCCACCACATAAGTTAGAAATTTTAACAGATGGTACACTCATTACCCCCTCAACATTTGCTAAAATAAGTTCTAATTCCGAAATGTTTATTGGTTTATTAAATGTCCAATTATCTATATTAAAATAATCTTGTATTTCTGTCAAACAATTGGTAAGAACTTCTCTTTTATTAAAATTTGAATAAGCTATTATTTCAAAATCAACACCAATATTAATTATAAATCCATTTAATAAATTTATACCATCGGTAATCATTCTATATTCACTTATATATGTTTTAAGATTTTCTTTAACGGCTTCATTTAAATTTGTAAGATTTTTATTTGAATCGTATCCCAAAATATACATATTTATTGCAAACGGATTATTAATTTCAGAAATAGATGTTTTCTTTTGAGAAAGATATTTAATTAATTCTTTTTGAATTTCTGATTTTGATTTATCTTTTATACTATCTACTAAATTTGTAAACTCTAAAATATTTTTAGGATTTGATAAAATAGAAGATGGAGAATTATTATCAATCTCACCATCAGGACTAACATATACTTTTGCAACACTACCATATCTTTCCGGCATTGATAATGCTCTAACGATATAATCTTGTCTGGTTACAGCTCTGTTTTGAGAACCAAATGTGCCTAATGCATTTTGTCTAATTTCTTCAACTGATTCTGCACTTTTACCACCTGTTGCAGCTTCTAAATTTTCTACTGCAATAGATTGTTTGAATCTATTATATTGATTTAATAAATTTGTTGGTATTGATAGTAAATCTTCTTCAAATTCAATTTTTGATATTGTTGTTAAATCATTTTGATTAATATTAGAATCAACACCACCACCTACTAAATATTTTATTGTCAATGTTTTACCATTTGGTGCAATGCCAAATGTATTTGTTTTTAAAAAATTTGATGGGTCAATTCCTTGATTCAATCTTTGAATAGAATTAGATAATCCCATACCAACATTTTTAGTATTTGGTAATATTTTTTCATCATAATTACTTTCATTACCATTTCCAAATTGTAAATCCATAGTATTATCCGAATTTACTTTCACACAAAATCTTCTAGGTACTTTTTGTACTTCTAAAATATATGGAACATTATTAACCGATTCATATAAATCACCATTTGATTCTGTATTTGGTTGCTCTACAAAAATAGTTTCCTGTACCAAATAAGGAACTTCATAATATTTGTTATTATCCTCATCTACTACCGATGTTATCGAAATTATATTAGTATCGGTTAGGGTTATAGTAGGATAATCTGTTGTGTTTGATACAGTTATTGTACTGGCCACTTCTTTTGCAGATATGGCTTTTATTTTTTTAGTAATCAAATATTGTTCTACCTCTCCGGTCTCATTTCTTTTATATACATCTATCTCTCTACTTCCTGAATTAACAAAATCAACATCATCTATCGTTCTAAATATAATGGATGAATTTGTAGTCGATACCACTTCCATACCATTTTTAATTTTTAAATAAAATCTATCATCCGGCCTATTATTTACACCAATACCAATACTTGGGATTAATTGATATACAGTAAGAGTTGTCACGGCCGGTGTTGTTACCTTTGGTTTATATCCAACCGATTGTGCCAATGCAATTATATTCTTCCTTTCGGTTGCATTACTTAACATCGATTCTTTTAATTGTGTATCTTGATAAAATGATAACACATCACCTATTGCTGCTGCATGTTCAATGAATACCATACCAGGTGATGCATCATTGAAATCAGAATATTGAGTTGGAAAATACGTTTTAGTAAAATCAATTAAATTTTGCTTTAAAGTATCAAAATCTTTTCCTATGTAACTAATATTTTTTGTGTTACCCCAATTCTTATTTATAGATTTTATAGCCATTCTTTTTATTTATTATTTTTTAATATCCAACATCAAATTATCCGAAAGTGATGGGTTAATTGTTAATGCAAATTTTATATCCAAAACTATTTTATTAGCATCAATATCTTCATCATCGTAATCAAACAATATTTGTTGAATTTCTAAATATGGTAAATAAGTTTGAACCGCTTCTAAAATACTATCTTCTATTCTTTGAGAAATTGATGAATCTACCATTGGTTCAAATAAAATATCCGATACATCACATCCAAACAGAGGATTCATAATTCTTTCACCCTTTCTAGTAAGAATTAAATTCTTTAAATTATCTTTTGCTTGTTTTAGAGTTGTATAGTTTACAGCAAATATACCATTAGAATCGGAAACTCTATTAATTCCAATACCTAATATCTTATATTCGTTTTCCGTTAAATCGGATGTGTAAAGTTTACCTATCTCTATTGCCATTATTTAAATCTTTTTACTAATTCACTATAATCTCTTGTCAATGCTTTTATTGTAGCATCTTGTAATCCATCACCAGTTGATTCAAAGTTTGGAACATTTTGTGGGATTTGAATACCTTCTCTAAAATCCATAGTTTCCCACTCACTTTCATCAACCCTTAATTCAGGCTTAATCATATCCAATACACTTCCAACCGCCTGTGCACCTTCTTTTCTTTGTTCCGAAGTAAATGGCTGAGTCATATTCAAAATCTCATTTATCATTGGGTCTTTTGAAAATTCTCTTTGAGGTTTTATTGACTTTTGAATTGGTTGTTGTTTTTTAATCGGTGTAGAATTCACTTCCGTCATCTCTTTTAAAGATGGAGTTGATTTATTTTGTGAGTTTAATGTAAATGCACCAGATTTGATAAGCTTAGTTATTTCTTCTTTAACTTGTTGCTTAACTTCGTTTTTAACAACTTCTTTAATTAAAGTTAGTAAAATTTCTGATTTCATAATAATTGTTTATATATGTTTTAGTAATAAATATTTGATTTAAATAATTATCCAACATTTGGTATTGTTGGTCATTTTATTTTTATATCAGGTAAAGATATGGCCAACGATGCAAGTAAATCCACCGGACTTATATTTGGTAATTGTGGTAATTCTGGAAAAGTTGGTATTTCAATATTACCCAAATCAATATCAGGAAATTCAACCGTAGATGGAAAATCAGGAACAGGTGGTCCTGTTTTTACTTGATAACCTGTATAATTTATATTTGCAGGTGC